TTTTACGAAAGAATCAGTACCAACGAAGAGATAACTTTATTCTCACCACACGAAGTACCTGAATTATATGACGCTTGGGGCACATATCAATTTGATGATTTATACTTAAAAGCAGAAAGAAAAATTAGTGTAAAGAAAACTAAAATCAACGCTCAGGAATTATTCTTTGATATGTTAAAAGAAAGAGCAGAGACAGGTCGTATTTACATAATGAATATAGATCATTGTAATACACACTCTAGTTTTAAAGACAGAGTTTATATGTCAAACTTATGTCAGGAAATAACTTTACCAACAGACCCTATTCAACACATAGATGGTAAAGGTGAAATAGCACTATGTATTTTATCAGCCATTAATGTGGGTACGATTGATAAAAGAGACGAGTTAGAAAATTTATGTGATTTAGCAGTTAGGTCTTTAGATGAAATCATAGATCATCAACAATATCCTGTTGAGGCTGCCGAAGTATCTACAAAAGCAAGAAGAAGTTTAGGCATAGGTTATATCGGCCTTGCTCACTACCTTGCTAAAAAAGGTTATACTTATGAACAAAAATTAGGTTGGCGACAAGTAGATAAATTATCAGAAGCTTTCCAGTTTTATCTATTAAAGGCTTCAAATGAACTTGCTAAAGAAAAAGGCAAGTGTGAATACTTTGATAGAACAAAATATTCCGATGGTATACTTCCTATTGACACTTACAAAAAAGAGTTAGACGAGATTGTAAATCGTAATCTAACTTATGATTGGGAGTGGTTAAGAAAAGAAGTAAAAGAGTCAGGCCTCCGACATAGCACACTCTCGGCTCAAATGCCATCTGAATCTTCTAGTGTGGTCTCTAATGCTACAAACGGCATAGAGCCACCTAGAGACTATTTAAGTATTAAAAAGTCTAAAAAAGGACCTTTAAAACAAGTAGTACCAGATTATAAAAGATTAAAAAACAATTACACTTTATTATGGGATATGAAAGACAATAATGGATATATAAATATCGTTAGTGTAATGCAAAAGTATTTTGACCAGGCGATTTCTGGTAACTGGTCATATAATCCTGAACATTTTGAAGATGGTCAAGTCCCTATATCAGTTATGGCACAGGACTTGTTGACAACATATAAGTTAGGTTGGAAAACATCTTATTATCAAAATACGTATGATAGTAAAAAAGATGAAGACGAACCAGCACACTCTGTTGGTTGGCAAGATAATGTACCTGAAGAAAAAGAAGAAGTTAAAAAAGAAATAGAGGACGAGGCTTGCGAGTCTTGTACAATTTAAATGAACTTCGTAGCAAATACGCCCTACATTAAATGCTGGGTTAGAAAAGAGTATCTACACGATTTAGAAAGAGGCCACGGCGAATTAGTTGAGGCAGTAATATTAGCTGTGAAATCTGTTCAAGGTCGTGCTTTAATGTTTGAGGCTTATTTACCAGAGTATGGTGCTTGTTTTGATAAGTTTCCTTTATCTGCTTTTGTATGGCGACAAGATTATAAAGAAGAAGAACTATTACCATTAAGCACAATTGAATTATGGGATAGTTTTAGTAATAATATTCAGTTGTGGTCTAAAAGATTATTAAAAAATTGTGATGTAGAAATTATGTTAAAAGGTGGTGGTAGAATGAAAGGTGAATATTTGTTTACAATAGATAGTTGCCACGGTGATGTAAATATGATAGACACAGGTGTTAGTGAGGTGCCGTCTGAACACAAACAACATAATTTTGGTAAGTTAGACAATGGTCAATTCTTTGCTCAACCTAATAATAGAATGTTATGGTATGAACAAAGTTTAACACCAAAAGAATTAAAAAAACCAGACTTTCAAGTTTCAACTAGAAACTTCTTTTGTGAACAAGAGTCAAAGTGGGCATTTGGTGATAGCAATGATTACTTTTATGAAGATAAAGAGAGAAACGTAAAAGAAAAGGACGAATACAGCAATGAGTAAATCAGTTTTAAATAAAGATAAAAATTTAGACGCTACAAAACAGCCAATGTTTTTTGGTCCAGATTTACAAATACAGAGATACGATAATATGAGGTATCCTATATTTGATAAATTAAATCAACAACAATTAGGTTACTTTTGGAGACCTGAAGAAGTGTCTTTACAAAAAGATAGAAACGATTACCTAGAATTAAGAGATGAACAAAAGTTTATTTTTACATCTAACTTAAAATATCAAACAATGTTAGATAGTGTACAAGGCAGAGGCCCTTGTTTAGCCTTTTTACCATTTGTATCTTTACCAGAATTAGAAGGCTGTATTGTAACGTGGGATTTTATAGAAACAATACATAGTAGAAGTTATACATACATAATTAAAAATTTATATTCAGACCCTAGCGAAGTGTTTGATACAATTATACAAGATGAAAAGATTGAAAAAAGAGCGGCTAGTGTAACAAAAACTTATGATGACTTAATTAAAATGGGTTATCAATGGACATTAACACCAGATAAAATAGATATGTATGAGTTAAAGAAAAAATTATACTTAGCAATGGTATCAGTAAATATATTAGAAGGCTTAAGATTTTATACATCATTTGCTTGTAGTTTTGCTTTTGGTGAATTAAAGAAACTAGAGGGCTCTGCTAAAATAATATCATTTATTGCTAGAGATGAAAGTCAACATCTAGCAATGTCACAAAGAATAATCAATAATTGGAAAGATTATGAAAATGATAAAGATATGTTAAAGATTATTAAAGAGACAGAAAAAGAAGTTTATAAAATGTATGATGAAGCAGTACAGGAAGAGAAACGTTGGGCAACTTATTTGTTTAGTAAAGGCTCAATGATTGGTTTATCAGAAAAACTTTTACACCAGTTTGTAGAATATATGGCAAATAGAAGAATGAAGGCCATACAATTAACACCTGCTTACGACCAAAAAACAAATCCATTACCTTGGGTTGATCATTGGTTGAACAGCAGATCAACACAAAATGCTCCACAAGAAACAGAGATTGAATCTTATGTTATCGGTGGAATAAAACAAGACGTAAAGAAAGATCAGTTTAAATCTTTTAAACTATAATGAATAAAGCAAAAAAAGAGTGTCCTCATTGTGAGACTAAATATAGCGTAGAGTGGGACATAGAAGAACAAGATTTACATCCAGAAACTTGTCCGTTTTGTGGCCACGTAATAGATAATGAGGAAGATGATGTCGAATGGGTCAACAAAGACGAAGACGATAGTTGGAATTGATTATAGTTTAAATAGTCCTGCTATTTGTGTATCAACAAATGGTGGCACAGCGTTTAGTGATTGTTATTTTTACTATCTAACAAGTAAAAAGAAACACATTGGTAAAATGTTAGAAAATGTTATTGGTTATGAACATAAAGAATGGAAAAGTCCGATTGAAAGATTTACAAACTTATCTGGTTGGGTATTACATATACTTGACACACTTCACAAGAAACAAAAAAACAAACACATATTCATTGAAGGCTACTCATATGGCTCAAAAGGCCAAGCAATATTTCAAATTGCTGAAAATGGTGGTATTCTTAAATACAGATTACAAAAAAAATTTACTTGTAAAACAATTGTACCTAGTGTTGTTAAAAAATTGGCAACAGGAAAAGGCAATGCTGACAAACAAAAAATGTATGAGTCATTTACAAGAACACAAGGCGTTGATTTAATGAAAGTATTTGACCAACAAACACTAAACAATCCTATTACAGATGTAATTGATAGTTATTATATTATGAGGGCAGGTTATGAAAATAGCATTAGTAACAACATTTAATAAAAGACTATATGATTATTATGCTCATAGATTTATAGAGTCATATAATTGGCCGTTTGATCTATATGTTTACCACGAGGGTTGGCACCCACCAAAAGAGGGTATTTTCTTTAGAGACATACACAAATATAATCCAGAGTTACAAGAGTTTATTGATAGAAACTCACCAAAAAATGTAGATAGTCAATACGAAAAAGGTAAAGAGACTACAACAGATTACAAGATGGACGCCATACGATTTGCTTACAAAATATTTGCTAAGACACACTTAATGCTTGATTGTGATTATGACTATGTATTTTGGGTTGACGCTGATATTATATTTAAGAAAACGATAACAGAAAAAGAGGTAATTAAGAAGTTTTTACCAGAGGGTTGTGCCGTGTCATTTATAGATAGGCCAAGTTATTATAGTGAATGTGGTTTTGTAGGTTACAATCTAAAAGAACCTATAACAAAAAGTTTTATATATAATTTAAGAAGATACTATACAAAAGATTTGCTATTTAAAGAACGAGAATGGCACGATAGTTATGTATGGGATTGTGTTAGAAAAAAGTATCTACACGGTATTAGAACTCATAATCTAGCACCTACTATTAAAAAGGTTGGTAATCCTTGGCCTGACACCTATATGGCTGAGTATTGTGACCACTTAAAAGGTAAAAGAAGAAAAGACGCAGGAGTAATGTTAAGATGAAAGCAGGTAAAATTTGGGGGCAAACTGAATTAATACACGCTAATGGCGTATTAGAGTTTCATAGAATAGAATATAAAAAAGATGTGGCTTGTTCTAAACACAAGCACGAGTTTAAATGGAATGGATTTTTTGTTGAGTCAGGTAAAATGATGGTCAAAGTATGGCAAAAAGATTATGATTTGGTTGATGAAACAATATTGAATGCTGGCGATTTTATGAGGGTCAAGCCAGGCGTTTTTCACCAGTTTATTGGTTTGGAAGACGGAGTTGCCTTTGAGTTATATTGGGCAGAATTTGACCATAATGATATAAAACGTGAGTCAGTAGGACAACACGTTAACAAGTGAGGATAAAATGACACAATTATTTCCAGAAGAAGATAACTATACGGATGAAAATGGTGCTGAGTATAAAGTTAATGACAGAGATACACACGACCACGATTTGACTTATGAAAATGAGTCAACAAGAGATACAACACCAATGGTGAGAATATCTTTAAAAGAGTATGACGCTTTAAGAGACCAAACAAAATATATCACAGATCCTACGTTAATAGGTGCGATTGATAAGATTGAGTTTTTTGTGAAAGAGTTAAGAAAACATATAGTAAGGAAATATTAGTATGATTAGAATATTTGTTGGTTATGATAATAATGAAAAGGTGGCATTTAGTACACTATCACATAGTTTATTAAAACACTCAACACAACCTATTTCTATAACACCAATTAGGTTAGAAAACATAAAAGATATATTTGTCAGAGAAAGATTGAAGATACAATCTACCGAGTTTGCCTTTAGTAGATTTCTTGTACCTTATCTTTGTAACTATTCTGGTCACGCCATTTTTATGGATTGTGATATGTTATCAAGAGCTAATATTGCTGAACTATGGCGATTAAGAACCACAAAATATGCCGTACAATGTGTACAACACGATTATACCCCTACTAGCACAATTAAATTTATGAATCAACCACAAACACCTTATCCTAAAAAGAACTGGTCTAGTATGATGATATTTAACAATGCTAAATGTACAGCACTAACTCCTCATTATGTTAATAGTGCCACAGGTTTAGAACTACATCAATTTAAATGGTTAGAAAGTGAAGACTTAATTGGTAATATAGGCGTA